TAGTAAACAATAAGTATCGCAAAATAGGAGAAAGTGATGACAAAGAAACAGATGATGGAAGCAATTGCCTTATTAGATGACACGATTGAATCTCAAGAAGAAAAGATTGTTGAATTAGAAGACAGAATTGGTGCTATAGTTGAATTTTTGAAACCTGTGGCAATAGGTAGTGAACAACTATGGGAAATGGTCTGCCGAGATTGTTTAGATATGGAAGTTCCTGCAGGGATTGACTTGCGAGAGGAGGTAGAATACCTATGAGTATTATGGACAAACTGAAAAAGAACTCGAAAATCAAGACGACTGAAGTTCTACAAGATAGTAAATTTTTTACAGAAAAGGATATGGTCTCGACAGACGTTCCAATGGTGAACGTTGCATTGTCGGGGTCAATTAACGGTGGTGTCACGCCAGGCTTGACGGTCTTGGCAGGCCCCAGTAAGCACTTCAAGACTTCGTTTGCTCTGCTGATGGCAGGTGCATATCTGAAGGCAAAAGAAGATGCAGTTCTGCTCTTTTATGATAGTGAGTTTGGTTCACCTCAATCTTACTTCGAGCAGTTCGGGATTGACACCAGCCGAGTTCTGCACACCCCGATTGCCAATGTCGAGGAACTCAAGTTCGATTTAATCGCACAACTTGAGAACATTGACCGAACCGATAATGTGATTATCGTTATTGATTCGATTGGTAATCTCGCATCCAAGAAAGAACTAGAAGATGCGATGAATGAAAAGTCGGTTGCAGATATGTCTCGTGCGAAAGCACTCAAAGGTTTATTCCGCATGGCCACACCATATTTGACCATGAAGAATATTCCGATGCTTGCCGTTAATCATACATATAAAGAGATTGGTCTCTTTCCAAAAGATATTGTCGGGGGTGGCACAGGTATCTACTACTCATCTGACAACATCTGGATTATAGGAAGACAACAGGATAAACAAGGCACAGAAATTAAAGGTTATCATTTTGTTATTAATATCGAAAAGTCTCGTTATGTTAAAGAGAAAAGTAAAATCCCTATCTCAGTTTCTTGGGAAGGTGGTGTCCAACGGTTTAGCGGCTTGCTTGATGTTGCTCTGGCTGGTGGTTACGTTGTTAAGCCTTCTAATGGATGGTATAGTGTCGCTGGTGACGAGAAGAAAGTCCGAGCTGCCGATACGCTCACAAAGGAATTTTGGACACCCATCTTCGAAGGAACAGACTTCGCAGAGTTCATCAAGTCCCAATACTCAATCGGACTCGCCCAAAAAGTAGATATGGATGAGATTGCGGTGAATGAAAATGAATGATATTACAAATACACTGAGTGAAGATGTTCACTACGAAGTGATACCTCAAGCGGATAGTCCTGATGGTTGGGACATTCGTATTCTTGAAGAATACCCTGAGACCGTTGTTCGATTTGGTAATATTACCTTTGAGGGTCAGAATGCAGATGACCCTGATGGATACCTGTCATTTTCATGTGATGTAGTTTCAACTCCTGACCCTGACCTTGAAAATATTGAGGGGAACTTGACATTTCAAGAGTATTGTGGTAGAATACTTACTTCTATACTTGAAAGAGCTGTTGCTGAAGGAACTCTTGTCGGAAAAGACGAAAAGACAGGAGAGATGTTGGCAACACCAGAAATGCATGAAGAGGCACAGGAACTATACGATGAATATCAATCTCGAACAGACGATACTTAGAAATCTACTTACCAACGAAGAATATATGCGAAGGGTTATGCCCTTCATTTCTCCAGAATATTTTGATGGTGTGTATCGGGGTCTCTTCAAAGAGGTCACCAAGTTTGTTGCCAAGTTCAACAAACTACCTACACTTGAAGCCTTCAAGATTGAGATAGATGAGAACAACTCTCTTGGTGAGGAGAACTATCGTCAAGCGATTGAACTTCTTCCTAACGTCTTTACTTCCGAACCTGAGAACCTTGACTGGTTGATTGAACGCACTGAGAAATGGTGTCAAGACCGTGCAGTGTTCAATGCAGTCATGGAGTCTATCTCTATCATCGATGGTAAACACGCAACACTACAGAAGAATGCAATACCCGAAGTTTTGTCTAAGGCTTTGGGTGTCTCTTTCGATGCAAACATCGGTCACGACTATCTTGAGAATGTTGATGAACGTTTTGATTTCTATCATCAACAAGAAGAAAGAGTTCCGTTNGACCTTGAACATTTCAATATGATTACNAAGGGTGGACTACCCAATAAGACCCTCAATATCGCACTGGCAGGGACAGGAGTGGGTAAGTCTTTGTTCATGTGTCACATGGGTGCGGCGGCACTTGCACAGGGTCGTAATGTCCTCTATATCACGATGGAGATGGCTGAGGAACGTATTGCGGAACGTATTGATGCCAATCTATTGAACATTCCGATTGACCAGATTGAGAATCTATCCAAGGATATGTTCACTGATAAGGTCACTACACTCAAAGCAAAGACTCAGGGTAAACTTATTATCAAAGAGTATCCTACAGGTCAAGCACATACAAGTCACTTTCGGGCATTACTGAATGAACTGAAACTCAAGAAGAACTTTGTTCCTGAAATGATTTTTATTGATTACCTAAATATCTGTGCGTCATCACGAATGAAAGGAATGGGCGGTGCTATCAACTCATATTCATACATTAAAAGTATTGCAGAAGAAATTAGGGGACTCGCAGTCGAGTTCAACGTTCCGATTGTATCTGCAACGCAGACGACTCGTTCTGGTTATTCTAATGACGATGTTGGGTTGGAAGATACGTCCGAGTCTTTTGGACTACCCGCTACCGCAGACCTCATGTTCGCCCTCATCTCAAACGATGAACTAAATAATGTTGGAAAGATACTGGTCAAACAGTTGAAGAACCGTTACAATGACCCGACCAAATACAATCGTTTCACTCTCAAGATTGACAGGTCTAAGATGCGTCTCTCTGACGACAATGACGGTGACGATGAAACAAAAGCGGATAATGTAATCCCTGTATTTGACCAGACTAAAACTGCTGATAGATTTAAGGATTTCAAGATAGATGGTTGATAAAATTACTACCGAAGATATATATCGTAAAGAGATTGCAGAACTTTCAAAACAAAATCATGAACTTATGATTCGTGTGAAAGATTTGCTTGAAGAAATCAACGAACTCAAAAACCCAAAGGTATCACCATGTCGAGCTCATGCCATCGAAAGTGAATGGGAAGAGAACAACGAGAGAATCGATATCATAGGTCAAAACGGAAACGATGGATTACATTATGGAATTGACGATACGGAATAAAGACTTCCTTCGAACTCTGGAAGAGACTTCGGATATGTTCATCGAGCATAANGACTTGATGGGACAACTGGCAAAGAACCTTGGTAATGTTCCGATTGGAGANGGTAAGAAATATACCGAACCAGAGACCTATTATGAAGCACTGGAACAGGCTGAACATCACACAGGATTTCCAGAACGAGGATATGCATTTCAGGTCTTTGATGGTGTAATGTCTCATTCCCGAAATATTCTCTTCACTGAATGACCACACCAAATACAATCTGGTTCAACAGTTCAATGCGAATAGTAACTCTCTTACATCATACTATCCACCCCAAGGTTATATTGAGTGGCACACCAACTGGAATGCATTTGGATATCAAATCATTTTTACTTGGAGTGAAAGTGGAGATGGATACTTTCGTTATTTTGATAATGAGAAAAATGACTTTGTAACTCATGAAGACAAGAAGGGTTGGCAAGCAAGATGGTATCGGTTTGGTCGTGTAGATGAACCCAAACATCATTGTTGGCACTCTGCATGGACAGAGTGTCCTCGACTAACCCTTGCATATAAGTTCTCGTATAAAAGTGTATTACCAGAACAAGCCTTCATGGGAATATCAGATTTAGTAGAAGAGATTGAGACTTGAGATTATTTGTAGTTATATCATGTTTGTTTGTAATGTCTTGTGATGAAATAAATCAACCGATTTCCGAAAAAGATTTATCTCCTGTCGAACTTTATCAAAAGAAAGTTGACCCCAAAGAACATCATTGTCTTTCACTGAACATCTATCATGAAGCCCGAAATGATAATCTTGCTGGAATGGTCGCAACCGCAGATGTNGTTCTNAATAGAGTCAATGATACTCGTTATCCTAATGATGTTTGTGCGGTTGTCTATCAGAGTCAAGTATGGGAAAGTGGTATACCTAAGAAACATAAATGTCAGTTCTCTTGGTATTGTGATGGACTTTCCGATGAACCAAGAGCAGGAATATCTTGGGAGAAGTCTAAGAAGATTGCAGAGAACTTACTTCTAAATGATACCCACCGAGGACTTACCGAAGGTGCAACACACTACCATGCACACTATGTCAAACCATATTGGGCTATTGATGATGGTATGCACTTGGTGGGAACTATTGGAGAACATATATTTTATAGGTGGGACAGATGATACTAAACAGAGAAATTATACGAGACAATTTTATTTGTCGAACTAATCAGTTTGACTATGTTCCTGATATGAATCGAGAGCAGTTCTGTCAACGCATCGATAACTGGAAAGCCTTTCTTGTATATGAGTCTAAACTCAAAAAAGGTGACCTTGTTCTCAACTCATTTATCTTTGGAGACACTGACCATTATGCCTTGTTCTTTGCATGTGCAGAACTTGGTATTCAAACATGGTGTGGAAACTATCCTTACAATAATCCATTCCTTGATATCACCACACTTGCCAAGGTTAGGTTTGATGCAATCTTCACGAATATCATGGCAAAGACATTCTATGGTAATAGTGAGATATTTGACTTCACTGAAGAGATGATGGAGAGAAATGGTGGTAAGATATTCTTTCAAGAAGAGATTGACATCGAGAACTACAATAGAGAATGTTCAAGTGCGTTTATTCATGAAGATGATATACTACATGTGACACACACATCTGGTTATTCAGGAGATGATTACAAGTTCTCTTACCTGACACACAAAGAAGCAATGAGTCTTGGTAAAAGAAACGCAAAGGTGTTTGGTATCGAAGACACACTGGCACTTCATACCAACAACATTCATCATGCACGGGCATTGACAACATATTTCCTACCTGCAATCATGACTTGTGATGAACATCTGTTCTACAACATACCAAACAACACCGACTATTGGCCTGACGATATGGTCAAGTGTCTGGAGAAGGATTTGGCAAGGGAAGAAAGAAAAGTTGTTCTCGCACAGAGTGATTTGGTTTTAGATAAACTTCAGGACTTTACTTGTTCTAATACTGAGTTTTTACTTCATCGAGGAAAACGAAAACCTCGAACAGTTCCAGTGACAACAATCTTCGGTGAAACAGATGGCCCTCATGCGTTATTCATCAATGGTCGTCTTGCTGATGATTACTATGAGGTTGAGATTATGGGTGATGGAACAACTCTGGTCAAGAGTGAGATTATGGATTCGTGGCATATGCTTGACGAGAAGTTTGTGGAAAGAGACGGTGAGTATCACATCATTGGAAGACGGTCAGAACATCCTGACACAAAGTATCTGAGAGATATATTAGGTCATGACGACTTTGAGATTATCACCAAGTATGGTCGAAAGTATCTAGTGATACTGGACGACAACTGGGGAACACAATATGGGTTTGATGATTTACCTGATGGTATCTGGGATTTTGATTTTACGAGTATACACACCATAAATGATAATGCGTATACATCAGATGAGACACGACAATGGTGGGCTCTCAAAGAGCATGTATATCGTTCTGGTTTTAAGAACAACTCTTTTGAAAAGTTTGAAGAAAGTCGTATCAAGGGAACAGATAATCTTGATATAATCATTGACAATACACGATACTTGTGATATAATATGTAATATTAAATGGAGAATATTATGAATGCAGATTGGAATACTATGGTAAAATATGAATATGATAAAGTCGTGGATACACTACGCAAAGGAATCGTCAATCTATCTTTCATCAAAGTGAAAGATGGTCAGGTTCGCAATATGCGAGCCACTCTGGATATGAAACTTATTCCAGAGGACAAACGTCCAACCACTACACTTGAAACACTGAATGAACAGAAAGAGACTGTTCGTGTCTATGACTTGGATGTAGAAGGTTGGCGTTCGTTTCGTGTGAATAGTCTACAGACATTTGAGAATGCTTGATGGACAAGATTGACTATAAGTATAATGAGTTGAAACTCATCAAAGAGTTGGTTGATTATGTCAACTCAACCTATGATGAGCATTACTCTCAAAACAAGTATCAGGCGACTGAGTTCATTATTGATGCTGGTCACGGAGAGGGTTTTACTCTGGGAAACATTTTGAAATATACCCAACGTTATGGTAAGAAGGCTGGAAAGAACCGTGCTGACTTACTCAAGGTTTTACACTATGCATTGATTGCTTTGCATGTTCACGATATGGAGAATGAAAATGGACTTGACGACACGAGACAATAGACGGACTGAGAAACTCGTAAGGAGAGGTCTGTCCTATATCATGGGAGAACTCACGATGTGGGGTGAAAAATATTCTGGTGGTGGTTCAGTTCCCAAGTCTGTCAAAAGACGAGTCAATCGTTTGATGAATGCGAGAAAGCTTTATCTGGAACGCAAAGAAGTCAAGGACTCTATTCCTCAAAGCGAACTTGATAAAAAAATCGCAGAGTATGAAAATAAAGACTTGACTTCCACTGTGTAGTGTGATATTATAAAAATAATGATGGAAATTTAGGTTGGTTGGCCTACGGTGAAGTTCTCAAGATGAGTGTAGGGATACAAGTTTTCCATCAATCAATGCGGGTGTAGCATAATGGTAATGCGCTGGATTTCCAATCCATTGACGAGAGTTCGATTCTTTCCATCCGCTCCATTATTTGAAAGGTAAATGATATGGATAATTTCGCAAAATCAACTCTCGTTCTGGGAATAATAACCTTCACATTACTTGGTTATATTCTTGGTTTTAAAGTAGGAATGGACAAAGGTGTCGATGAAACACTTACAGTCTGTTATGATGAGTCTATCGATGAAGACCTTGAACTTCTCAAGATTGAACGCATGATAGATTTGTTCTTTGATAAAGCTGTGGATTTTTAAAAATGCAACGGGCGGGTAAAACTCATAAAGCATCTGGTGCTGAAAATACCAGCCTGATGAAAACAACTTTATTCTTCAAGGCGTGTAAAGAAGTGCTTGAAGAGTATGGTCATGAGGATGCCGCATTCTACTTTGAACAAGTCGAGGAACACA